ATCACATTCGTCGAGAACGACACGATCACGCTGCCTGGCGGGGAGCGCGTGCTGTGGCTGCCGCAGTATCCGCTCGTCGTCGACGGGAGCCACCCGCTGACGGTGGTTGAGGTCGCCGACTTCAGCGGCGTCGAGTGGACGGCGATTGAGAACCGCGACTACTCGCGCATCGGTAACGAGCTGACCCGCGGCTATCCGTGGCAGGCCCCGAACCGGCTGATGGGCTGGCCGTGGAATCGCGCCCTGGGAATCTGGGGGCCGAAGGTCCGCGTGACCTACAGCCACGGCTACGACGAAGTCCCTGACGACATCGTCGACGTGGTGCTGGATCTGGCGACGATGAACCTGTCCAACCCGGAAAACCTGCGCCAGGTCGCCATCGACGACTTTCAGCGGACGTTCGCGTCGGAGACCATCGGCAGCGCCAGACTGACACGGCAGCACAAGGAAGACCTGCGGCCCTACCGGCGCGCGGCGTTCTCGGTGGTGTTGTCGTGAGCGCGCTTGAGGCGGCGCTGGCGGCGGGCCGACGCGAGCACGAGGCCATCATGCTGGACACGGTGCGGATATGGCGCCCAGGTCCGTCGGTGTTCGACCGCAGCACGGGCACGAGCACGCCCGGGACTCCGCTGGAGCTGTATGCGGGCAAGGCCCGGGTGAAGCCGTTCGGCCGCAGCGCCAGCACGGGTGTTGAGGCTGGCGAGCGCGAGGTTGTGGTGCGCGAGTACGTGGTGTCGGTGCCGTTTTCGGCTCTGCCTGCCGGTGGCGAAATGGTGCTGCCGGGGGATCAGGTTGAGGTGACGGCGTCGGCTGATCCGCGGCTGGCGGGCGGCACGTTGTGGGTGTCGGTGTCGCAGCTGAATGCTCAGGCCACGGCGTGGCGGATCAATGCGGAGGACCGGTCATGAGTGCTCGTTTCGACATGTCGGATGTGCGCCGCCTGGAGGCCCATCTGGCGCGGGCGATTCCGCGGGCTCGCCGGGATGCCCGCGCGGTGGTGCGGCGGGGTGCGGTGAACATCAAGCGGGACTGGCAGGCGAACGCCCGCGCATCGGCTCCGAAGCATGCCCCGCACTACCCGCGGTCGATCTCTTTCGACGTCAACTCCTATGGGCCGGACATCGTCATGGCGATCATTGGCCCGGACAAGGGCGGCCCGCAGGGCGCGCTCGGCAACCTGCTGGAGTACGGCAGCGTGAAGAACCCGCCGCACCGTGACGGGGGGCGCGCACTGGACGCCGAGGAGCCGCGCTTCGACGCCCAGATGGCGCTGATTGCCGACCGCGGTCTGGCGTGGTGGTGACCTGATGGCCGTCCCTACAGTCCTGCCGCACGTGGATGCGGTGCAGGCGGCACTGGAGACCGCAACGCTGACCGTGTACCTGGGGGGCGCGCCGACGTCGCCCAACTGGTCGCCGCCCGACAAGTACGCGGTGCTGTACCCGGAGCCCGGCGAGGTCGTGCGCGAGTCGCTGGCCGACATCCGCGCGGACTTCACGACCACCTTCCAAATCTCCTGCGTGGGCGGCTCGATGGAACGCGCCCTGTGGGTGGCCGACAAGGTGCGCGCCGCCCTGTCGGCGCCGCTGACGGTGGCTGGTCGGGCCACGTGGCGGCCGGAGGAGCTGGGCGGGCCTCCGGTGCAGCGCGACGACGACACCACTCCGCCGTCCTGGTTCGTGCCGGTGCAGTACCGGCTGATGTCCATCCCCGCCTGACAGGAGACCCTCATGGCGCTTCTCGCGCAGCAGGTCGTCGCTTTGAGCGGCCTGACCCCGACCTACTCGGCTGCCGCCGCGTCCACCACGGTGACGTGCGGCGAGCGGTCGTTCCTGCACGTCAAGAACACGAACGGTTCGTCGATGACCGTGACGATCACCGCGACCGGGAAGATCCGCGGCCAGGGTGTCGCGGACCTCGTCGTGACCGTACCCGCGACGACCGGCGACAAGATGATCGGCCCTGTCACCGCGGACCTGTTTGCCTCCGCCGCGGACGGCGTGAGCGCGTCGATCACCTACTCGTCGACGACCAGCGTCACCGTCGCCAGCCTCGCCATCTGACGCATCACCGCCCCGCTCCGCCCCGTCGCCCGGGGCTTTTTGCATGCCCTGAGGAGGGTTCATGTCTGACCTGATCAGCGACGGAATGACCAAGGTGGTCTGGGCGTCGTCCATCGCCAACATCAACGCGCCGACCACGACCGAGCTCAACGCGGGCCAGGACTTCACCACCCGGGTCACCCCGGACGGACTGAAGATCGACCCGTCCACGGCGGACGTCGACACGTCCTCGCTCGCGTCCACGTTCGACACCAAGACCGTCGGCCGCATCGGCTTCGACGTGGAGATGACGTTCAAGCGCGGCACGACCGGCGCGGAAGACCTCCCGTACACGACGCTGAAGTACGGCGTCAGCGGCTACCTCGTCGTCCGCCGTGGCGTCGCCTACGCGACCGCCTGGGCAACCTCCCAGAAGGCGGAGGTGTACCCGGTGACCTGCGGCGAGCCGCAGAACAGCTCCCCGGCCGCAAACGAGGTCATGAAGTTCGTGTCGTCGCTCAAGGTCACCAGCCCGCCCGCGACCGCCGCCACGGTGGCCTGATGCCGAGCAGCATCGAGGAGATCCTCGCCCGCGCGAAGCCGCGCGAGAAGACCGTCATGGTCTGCCTCGCCGGTGACCTCGCGGGTGAGGCAGAGCGCCTCCAGGACGAACTGTCCCGCGTTTCCGAGGACTGGGAGCCGGAGGACCTCACGGCCGTGCACCCGGGCCGCACGATCGCCGAGCAGCTCAAGACGGTGCACGCACAGGTCCGGGAGGCCGAGGAGCCGTTCACGATGCGGTACATCGGCGACCGGGCGTACTCGGACCTCATGGCCGCACACCCGGCGGAGAGCGACCAGGAGGCGTTCAACAGCGTCACGTTCCCGCGGGCTCTGGTCGCCGCCTCGTGCATTCAGCCGAAGATGAGCGAAGAGCAGGTCATCGAGCTGTTCGAGGTCATCAACGAGGGCGAGATCAAGAAATTGTTCGACGCGGCCTGGGACGTCCACAACGCCTCGGACGTCATCCCTTTCTCGTTGGCCGCCTCCGCGCTCCTGGCCTCCCTCATCGACGGGAAGTAGAGGCGGCACGCTCCTGGGGCGTGCCGCGCTCCGTGTTCCTCGGACGGGTCGTCGACGACGGCGAGCCGCTGTGGCTGCCCGAGGACCGCTACTGGGCGCTCGCCCTGCTCGACGTCGAAGCGGACGCGTGCCCGGACTGCGGCCAGCCGTGGGGTGAAGCCACCGACAAGGACAGCGACGGCGCCTACACGGCGCATCTCGTCAGGTGCCACGCCTGCGCCATCTCCGCCAAGAAGGTGCGGGCCCACCAGGACAACAAGGGCGACACCGACGGCCTGCACGTGCACCTAGAACGCGACCGGAGGTGACCTGTGACCACCCGAACCGTCACCGTCCGGCTCCGCGCGGACATCAGCAGCTACACGCGCGGCATGCGGACCGCCGCCCACAGCACCTCTCAGCTCGCCGGGGCGGGCGCCGCGATCGGCACGGCCATGGTCACGGGCTTTGCCATCGCCGCCGCGAGTGCAGCGAAGTTCGACAAAGCCCTGTCCAACGTCCGCGCCGTCACTGGGGCTTCGTCTGCGGACATGGCGAAGCTGCGCTCGGCCGCCCTGGAGGCAGGCAAGAGCACCAGCTACACCGCCACCGAGGCGGCCAACGCCGAAGCGGAGCTCGCCCGCGCGGGCGTCTCCGTCGCCAACATCACCGGCGGGGCACTGAAGGGCTCGCTGGCGTTGGCCGCGTCCGGGCAGATCGACCTCGCCGAGTCCGCCACCCTGGCGGCACAGGCCATGAACACGTTCGGCCTCCAGGGCAAGGACGTCACGCACATCGCCGACGTCCTCAGCGCTGGCGCCAACAAGTCCGCGGCAGACGTACACGGGTTGGGCATGGCCCTGCGCATGGGCGGTCTCCTCGCCCACCAGACCGGCCTGAGCCTGGAAGACACCGTCGGCGCCCTGAGCGCGTTCGCCGACCATGCTCTGATCGGCTCGGACGCCGGTACCTCGCTCAAAACGATGCTGCAGCGCCTTACCCCGCAGTCCGACGAGGCGCGGTCCATGATGGACCGCTTGGGCTTCACCGCCTACGACAGTCAGGGCAAATTCGTGGGCCTGGCCAAGATGGCGGGCAATCTGAAGAGCAGCTTCGGCAACCTCACCCCCGAGGCGCGCAACGCAGCCTTCGCCACGATTTTCGGATCCGACGCCGTCCGCTCCGCGACCATCTTGTACGAACTCGGCGCCGACGGAGTCCGCAAGTACACCAAC